GCCCCGATCGGGGCCCCTGTGCTTTGAATCTGCCGCAACGTCAGTGGCCTACTTTTACTCCGCCACAGTGGCCGGTTTTTGCTCCGCCGTTGACACATCTCTTGACCGCTCGCCCACCGCGCTATCGCACCAGGCGGGATTACGACTGCGGGCCAGCCGGCGGCGGGACGCGGCGCTGCAACGTTCGCTACCCGCCAGTTCAGGTGCGTCGATGTTGACCAGGCGCACCCGCTCGACGCCGCAGCGGATGGTGTCGCCATCATGCACTTTCGGATTAGGACAAGCGGTGAGCGCCGCCAGGGCGACAAGCGTGGATAGCGTTAGCATATGGGTATTGTGCCTCAGGTAAAGCTCTGATGCCATTTCGGTTGCGTCCGGTGCCTATCCGAAACGGATTTACCCACTGAGCAGTCACTAGCGAGCGCAGCACCCATAACCGCCGATGCCAACCGCAAACGCCTGAAGCGCGTCTACGCCAGCGAAACCAAAGCTCAGCAGGCCAACTCGACCGAGGCCAAGAAGCGCATACGCGGCAAGCGCGTCTTCACCGTTGAGCTCGCCACGGCGAGCATGCAGATTCAGCCCAATGTCAAGGCCGCCCTGTCAGGCTGGACCAGCGCGATCGACAGCGTCTCCTGGCTGGCGGAAAGCCTTGAAATCGCGTTGGGCGCTTGCGGGCTGAAACAGCGGCTCGAATTGCAGACCGCCTAATGCCAGGGCCAAGCTAAAGCACGGCCGACCGAACAGGCGCCGGCATTTCCCTCATCGACCGGCCCTCGCGCCAGCAGCCGCCATAGCGACCCGGCCCACCGGGGCGATCACAGCGCCAAGCGCATATCGCAAGTGCCAACACTAAATTTTTTTCACAATTATTGGTAAATAATATTCAGTTTATTTGGAAAAATCTATTATCTTTGACGAAATATTTTGTATTATTATCGATAACGAATATTTATTATACCTAATTCTCAATGGATTTTCCGGAATTATTGAATATGGATATAGTATATTAAATCCAGATTCTTTGAAGAAGCGTTGAATTTCCTGATCAATTTCAAATGGAGCCCACATTCCAAAAAAAATAACTTTGCCAAAGGTAAATAATGAAATTTGCATGTGCATAGTGCCGTTCAATGTCTGCACACTAAATGCTCTATGATAATAGGCATCATCGGGACAAAATTCTTCCAACTTCGCGTAACCACACAACCAATTTTCGTTGCACGCTCCTTCTAATCTAAATCGATCTCTTTCTGAAGCGGAGATGCATATAGTTTCTTTATCTGCAAACTCGTGGCTCATACAGAATAAAGCCACCCAAGAGCTTACACAATTAGAATCCTGAATATCTTTTAATTTGAACAGATTATTTTCATGAAAACCTTTTAGGAGTGGTATGGCCTTATCTACTATATATTTCATCCATCCGCCGTTACACGACCTGCAAGCTATTTTTAAGGTTTGAGATCTCGTCGCCCCAGGACGATTGAGCATCCCTTTTTTGGGCACGACAGGCGGCCCACCTAACCCATCCATCGGCCGCAGCAGTAAGTGATTGTTTTTGACATGCGGCGGCGTCGGATTCAAAGAGCGGGACCATTTCCCCCATATATGCTCTTTAGTCACTCCAGCACGGCCGCAGTACACACACCGGAGTGGCGGTTTTGACATTGAACGCTCCAAAATTAGAAAATTTGCGAAACAGTATTTATTGCCGGATATTAAAATTCCAAAATATTCTATAATTTATGAATTTATAATTTAAATTCCATAATCCTTCCTAATGCCAACTACAAAATCATAATATGGCATTTTTAAGTGAGAAAATATTTGAATTGATGCCAGAATATACTTTCCCATATAACCTATTTTTAAATCGTAATATTTGTTTTCGTTTTTTTGTGGATCATGCATCCCCATTGATCCCGTAAGAAATGATAGATGCTGATTACCGTTAACAAATTCCATAATAATAGGTTCAAATTCATCTTTATTCAAAGACAAAAACGCAAGCGTAAGTGCTGATTTCGCCATCATCCTCATAAAAAGGATTAAATCGTCAACCGCAATCATCGGAATAAGCCCACAACCCCCTCCCGTGTTATATACAGATTCAGACAAAATATTATGCGCAAAAATGTTTTTTAATATGCAAGGATCTTGAATATTTACGGTTTTATTTTCTAGTATATATGGACCCTCAAATACGGGAAGCATAAATCTTTTTGGCATAAATTTTAAGGGTAGACTCAATACTTCTAATTCCCCCCCTTCGTGCGGAGCTACCATAAGCTTCAAGTATTTGTCCGGCTTCCGCGAGCGGTTCCGCGGCACACCGTAAGTGAGCCTTGCTGCGTGCAAAAATCGTTTTAGAACGGGTTGGTCGATTTCTCTGTTCAACCGATCACGGCAAGGCTCGCAGCTACTATTGGCGATAGTATGACGTCCGCCCAAAGCCTCAGGCACGATGTGATCGCGTGTTGTACCGGGACCACCACAGAAAATGCAAAAGCCTATTTTCTTTGAAAACGGTACATCTATTGGAATGTATCGCATGCAAGAACTTTCGTATTCTGGCTAAATCTTCCGCACGATGGCCACAACACGGCCTATCACATTCATTTCGCCGTCATAGGCGACCTCTTCGGGATAGTCGGGATTCAGCGATAGGATACGCATGGCGCCTTCCTTGCCGGGCCGCAGTGCCTTGATCATACCTAGGCCGTGCATTTCGATGGCCCAGACGTGGTCCCACATCCGCGGCGTTTGTTGGCCGGTGTCGATCAGGAGAATGTCGCTGTCGAGAATGGCAGGCATCATCGACGTGCCGCTACTGGTGGCCCAGAACAATTGCTCGATCGGCGATTGCGTGAACTGGCGCACCCATGCGCGCGAGAACGGGCGGAGAACCTGTTGAACCGGTGCGTCGTGGATGTAGGTGCCACCCAAGCCATAGGCGAGATTGAACTCGGCTATTTCCACCATGTCTGCGTTCGGCACAGCTACTGCCGCCAAAGGCATGGGTTCTGATGCCGCTCGCTGGGGGTCATCCGTCTGACCTTTGAGATAAGCAGCGGACGTGCCCAGGACCGCTGCGATCTGATCGAGCGCTCTGGTAGTCTTCGTTTCTCCGCTGATCAGCCGGCCTATTGATGGCTGCTTGACCCCGACGGCACTAGCCAGTTGGGACTGGTTCATGCCGGCCCGCTGCATGGCCGCGATCAGGTTTTCCGGCACAATTTCCCACATGACCGAACGATTATACGGAACCGAATAACAGTTCATCCAACTTTCCCGTTGATCGGTATGCGTTTGTGTATATACGGAAGCGTATGAAAACACCTACGCGCTTTGAGGCCCTCATGCAGGTGGCCAAGTGCTTCCCCACTCAGGAGGCAATGGCCGATGCATTCGACGTATCGCAGCCAACTGTCTGGAGGTGGTTGAACCAATCGAAGCAGCTCCCGGCTGAGCACGTTCTGAAAGCCGAAGAGGTTACCGGCGTCCCTCGTCATCATCTGCGCCCTGATCTTTACCCTGTTGATTTGGCGCCGGGACCGCGCTGGCACGGCGTCGATCAGCGCGTAGATCGCTACCAGGCGGCCGTCCTCTTCAATCAGGCGCGCACTTCGAAGCGGGGTGCCGCAGCATGACCAAGCGGCGCGAACCCCTCACCTATGAAGCCACCCTAACCGACGTTGCCGCGGTAATCGGGTGGGACCAGTGCGGCGCCATCTGCGGCGTTTCCGGCCGGGCCGTCCGCCTCTGGTCGGACCACGACTGCGAGACTGAGATCCGCATGATCGATGCCGAGCGCCTCGATCGCGCCTTTCTCGAGCGCGGTGGCACCTATGCGCCCTTCCATCGCCTGCTCGCCCTGCGCCTCGATATCGCCGCGCACGAGGTAGACGGCCATGATCTGGCCGAAATTGCCATGGGCGCGGCCAAGGAAACCGGTGAGGCGGTGGCCGCCCTGATCAAGGCCAGCGGCCAGCCCGATAGCGCCGCCGCGCGGCGCGAGGCCAAGCGCGAAGTGCAGGAAGCGATCGAGACCCTGACCGAGGGCCTCGCCACGATCGAACGAGCCGAAAAGACGGGAGGGACCCCAAAATGAGCGGCGAAGGCCATCTTCACTCGCGGCCGCTGATCCACGCGCCGCTCGAATTTCGCATGTCGTCGCGCGGCACCCAGGCCAACCGCGCG